GAGAATACACAGGTCAAATTTGCATAACCCCCACCCTTGAAAGGAGGCGATAAATGTGGCGACAAAAAAAGAGTTGACGAAAGAACAGTTGATAAAGAAAGAGATGCGCAGATTAAAAAGGATTTACAAAACTTTAGAAGGCAAAAGAAAACAAACTGCTGAAGGACTAATTCAGGAAGCTGCATTTATGCGAGCGACTTTGCAGGAACTTAAAAAGCTAATAGACGAAGCAGGTCCTATTGATGAAATGCAGCAAGGGGACTATTCGATAATCAGAGAGCACCCTGCGGTAAGGACTTACAATACTATGATACAACGATATTCGAGTGTTATTAAACAGCTAACCGCATTGCTCCCAAAAGAAGCCCCCAAGGAGGTAGACGACGGGTTTGAAAAATTCGTAATGGAACGTGATTAAATATCCATTAGACTACAATCCAATCCTTGAATATTGGGAGAAAATTAAAAATGGCGAAGAAGTAGTATCAAAAAAAGTTTATAAAGTTTATAAAAAACTCGTAGCAGATTTAAACGACATTAACAGCGAATGGGAATATAGCCCTAAAAGAGCTAATCATGTGATAGAGTTCATTGAAAACTATTGCAAGCATAGTAAAGGCAAATTAGGCGGGCAGCCTTTTATTCTAGAGCTATGGGAAAAAGCAATGTTAGCTGCACTATTTGGCTTTATTCATAAAATAGATGGCACTAGAAAATATAGGGAATTAATATTCATAGTCGCAAGAAAAAACGGCAAGTCAGTTTTAGGAGCAGCTATTGCTTTATACATGCTGATTGCTGATAGAGAAGCAGGCCCGGAAGTTGTATCGGCAGCGACCAAAAAAGATCAGGCTAAAATTATCTGGTCTGAATCTAAACGAATGGTCAAAAAATCACCTGCGCTGCGAAAAAGGATAAGAACTTTAGTTGCAGAATTGGCAAGTGATTTTAATGATGGTTCATTTAAACCGCTATCGAGTGATAGTAATACTCTTGATGGTTTGAATGTTCATTGCTCACTTATAGACGAGTTACACGCAATAAAGGACAAAAATTTATACGACGTTATTGTAGACGGCATGAGCGCCAGGAAGCAACCTCTTTCAATTATCACAACTACTGCAGGAACGGTACGAGAAGGCATATTTGATATTAAATATGATGAGTGCGAAAGAATAATAAACGGTTATGATGACCCGGATGGTTACAAAGACGAAAGAGTATTACCAATTATTTATGAACTCGACAATAGAAAAGAATGGACAGACGAGAAATGTTGGAGAAAAGCCAATCCAGGGCTAGGAACAATCAAAAGTATTGATCAGCTAAGACAGAAAATTAAAAAAGCCAAAGCCAATCCGATGTTAGTAAAAAACTTATTATGCAAAGATTTTAATATACGTGAAACCACATCAGAAGCATGGTTGACATTCGAGCAACTCAACAATACAGCAACATTTGATTTAGAAAAATTAAAACCCCGCTATGGAATAGGTGGAACTGACCTATCCAGCACAACGGATCTTACAGCTGCAGCCGTGCTATTTATGGTTCCGGGGGATGAACATATATATGTATTATCCATGTACTGGCTACCTGAGGATCTGCTCGAAAAAAGAGCCAAAGAGGATAAAATCCCTTATGATTTATGGCATGAGCAGGGTTTACTCAGAACATATCCCGGAAACAAAATTCATCCCAAAATTGTGACAGAATGGTATCTCGAAGTAATGAATGAAAAAGATATTTATATTCCCTGGATAGGTTATGACGCTTGGAGTGCCGATTACTGGGTTGAAGAAATGGAGGGACATTTCGGGAAAGATGCGATGATTAAAGTACATCAAGGCAAAAAGACACTTTCGGGTCCTATGAAATCTTTAGGGGCTGATCTGGAAAGCAAATTAATTGTATACAACAATAACCCGATTACTAAATGGTGTCTCTCGAATACTGCAATAGATATTGATAAAAACGATAACATACAGCCAATTAAAACAAGCAACCAGAGACGCAGGATTGATGGTTTAGCAGCAATGCTTGACGCTTATGTAGTACTGCAAGATAAAATGCAAGATTATCTTAACATGATATAGGAGGTGTTGATATGAAAGTAATGATTATTAGACTCAAAAACCAGCTTGATAAGGAAGAAATAGAGGAAAGAGAAAAAGAATTATCAGAAAAGCTGGATAGAAAAGTAGTATTACTCGGTCCCGAATATGGGGATATAGAACTTGATGATTAATTTAATTTGTTAATATTCGGGAGGTGATATATTGGGATTATTCAGCAAGATAAAAAATATTTTTGGCAACAAAAGCCCAACTACAAAAATTCATTTAATAACAGAAAGAGGTAATGGCTTTTACAGTTGGAATGGTCAATTATTCCAATCGGATATAATCCGGTCATGCATAAGGCCAAAAGCAAAAGCGATTGGAAAATTGGAAGCAAAGCATATAAGAGAGGGGAAAGACGGAATAAAAATCAATCCCGAACCTTATATGCGTTTTTTATTAGAAGAGCCTAATCCTTACATGACAGGGCAAATGCTTCAGGAGAAATTGGCTAATCAATTACAGCTAAACAAAAATGCTTTTGCATTGATTGTGAGAGATGATTTTGGCTATCCAACAGAGATATATCCAATTATTAGCAATGGCGTAGAAGTGATATTTGAAAATAATGAAATGCGCTTGAGATTCACATTAAAAAAAGGGAAAATCCTTAAAGTGCCTTACAAAGATATAATTCATCTGAGAGAGGACTTTAACGAGAATGACATTTTTGGAGAAATTCCTCAAAAAGCATTAACTGCATTGATGGAAGTAGTTAATACGACCGACCAGGGAATAATTAAAGCAATTAGGAACGGAGCAATAATCAGATGGCTGCTTAAATTTAAAAGCACAATCAGACCTGAAGACAAAGAACTGGAAGTAAAAAATTTCGTTAAAAACTATTTGTCAATAGAGAATGATTTAGGGGCAGCTGCCACAGATCCCAAATTTGATGCTGAGCAGGTTAAGCCTCATGATTATGTTCCAAACGCAGCTCAAATGGATAGGACGATGAAACGTATATATAACTTCTTCAATACCAATGAGAAAATAGTTCAGTCAAAATACGACGAAAACGAATGGGTAGCCTATTACGAGTCTGAGATCGAACCTTTGGCTAAACAGATGAGCTTAGAATTTACCCGGAAGCTGTTCTCCCGGAAAGAAAGGGGATTTGGCAACAAGATTATATTCTCTGCTAACAGCTTGCAATATGCTTCCATGAAAACAAAGCTAGGATTAGTAGCCATGGTCGACAGAGGAGCTATGACACCGAATGAATGGCGAGAAGTTATGAATTTAGGGCCAATTGAGGAAGGAGACAAGCCTATACGCAGGTTAGACACTGCACCAGTAGAAGGTGGTGAATCAAATGAAGATACCGATTAAGGGCGTTATTATACCAAATGACGAAAAATGGATATATGAGTGGTTCGAAATAGAAGCAACAACTCCTGGCGATGTTAATGCTCTGATAGAAAAAGCAAACGGAGAGGATTTAGAAGTTGAGATTAATAGTCCTGGAGGTGATGTGTATTCTGGTTCTGAGATTTATACGAATCTAAAAGATTATAAAGGCAAGGTGGGAGTTAAGATTGTAGGGGTAGCTGCAAGTGCAGCAAGTGTTGTTGCTATGGCTGGGAATACGGTCAAAATTTCACCTACTGCTCAAATAATGATACATAACGTATCTTCAATAGCAGTTGGAGATTACAGGGATTTACAACACGAAGCTGATGTGATTAAAAATTACAATAAATCAATAGCAAATGCCTATATGCTAAAAACTGGCTTAAAGATGGATGAGCTTTTGGAGTTGATGGACAAAGAGACCTGGTTTACAGCTCAGCAGGCTAAAGAATATGGCTTTGTCGATGAAATAATGTTTGATGTTGGCAATAAACTGGCCGCTAGTATCACCCTCGACAATAATATGTTACTGCCACAAGCGGTTATTAATAAAATGAGAGAAAGTCTGACGGAAGGAGGGAAGTTTGATATTAATAAGGCTGGTGTTGAAGGCCGGATTGATAGTGAAGGGGAAAAGGCAGAAGAACAAAAATTAAAGGTTCTCAAGGCAAAACTAAATTTATTAAAATTAAGGAGAGTGAATTAAATGTTTATAAACAAGCAAGAATATTTAGACCAAAGAAACGCTTTGTTAGAGAAGGCTGAAAATCTTCTTAACGAAGGAGATATTGAAGGCTACAATGCAAAAGAACAGGAAATTAAAGATTTAGATGACAAATACGAAAAGTTCGCTAAAGCACAGGCAAATATTAATGCACTAAAGGATAAAGTTCCTTCAAATAATGGAATTATTAGTGGCGCAAAACTCAGCATTGGAAAAGAAATTGAGCCAGAGGATAAATATAACTCTATCGAATACAGAAAAGCATTCATGAACTTTTGTAAAACTGGTATTTTACCCTCTGAATTCTCTAAAATCAATGTAGATACTGCAACCACAACTACAGATGCTGGGGCTGTAATTCCTACAACCATTATGCAGGAAATCATAAAGGAAATGAAGGAATACGGCCAGATATTTAAGAGAATAAGGCAGACCAATATTAAAGGCGGGGTCGAAGTCCCAATTCTGTCACTTAAGCCAACTGCCTCATGGATTGGTGAAAGCTCTGTATCTGATAGGCAAAAAGTTACAGCTAATACTAATGTTTCTTTCAGTTATTACGGGCTGGAATGCAGGATTGCAACTTCATTAATTGCTGACATCACTACTCTAGATATATTTGAAAGCACTATTACAGACTTGATTGTCGAAGCTATGATTAAAGCTCTGGATAAAGCTGTAATAAGCGGAACTGGGACTGGACAACCTCTTGGAATTACAAACGATAATCGTGTTCCTGCTGCTCAAATTGTAACCTTGTCAGCCTCTGATTTCGCAAAATGGAGCGCCTGGAAAAAGAAAGTATTTGCTAAAATGCCTCTTGCTCATAAAGCCGGGGCTACATTCCTTATGGCAAGTGGAACATTTGAAGGCTACATTGACGGCATGGAAGATGCCAATGGGCAGCCAATCGGTCGTGTAAATTATGGAATAACTGATGGCCCGCAGGAGCGCTTTGGTGGCAAAGAAGTTATTCCGGTCGAAGATGATATTATTGCAAATTATGATGATGCCTCTACTGGAGATGTAGTAGCTATATATTGCAACTTAAGAAATTATGTAATCAACAGCAATATGCAGATGACTATGGTCAGGTATGTAGATCATGATAATAACCAGTACGTAGATAAAGCAATATTAGTTGCCGATGGCAAGCTTTTAGATGCTAATTCCGTAGTAATCATCAAGAAAGGTGCTTAATTAACAAAAGGGGCTATATAGCCCCTTTTGCTTTAATTTAATTTGAAAGGAGAAATATTATGAATTCTTACAAACATAATTTTGGGCAGGCTCTTACTACTGACGTTGATTCACTAGTAGCGGATAGAGGTTTTTTGGCTCACGTAACATTTCCCACTCCGGCTTCGCAGTCTATTACCGCAGTATTATCTGCAACCGCGTTAACTTCAGAGACTCAAACAATAACTGAAGGCATTACTAATCCTGACGTACCGCGGAATATTAAAATAAAAGCTAACGCAGCTGGTGTAACTGGTGATGTTGTAATTCACGGAACTAATATCAATGATGATGTTATCAGTGAGACTATTGCTCTTAATGGAGATACAGAAGTCCAGGGCGATAAGGCATTTAAAACTATTACCAGCATTGAATTGCCGGTTGAAACTAATGCGGGAACTGATACAGTAAGTATTGGTACAGCAAATAAATTAGGATTACCTTACAAGCTATCCTTAAATACCGTGCTAAAAGCCTTTAGGGATGGGACTCTTGAAGGAACTGCTCCAACCGTGGCTGTAGATGCAGATAATATTGAAAACAACACTGTATTACTCAATTCAGCACTTAATGGAACCGATATTGATGTATATTTGATTGTGTAGGCTGGTGATTAAATGGCTCTAATAGATGATGTTAAAACGGCGTTAAGAATAACAAATACCGAATTTGATGGAGAGATAACCGGCTTAATCAACGCTTGCAAGTCAGATTTACAGCAATCCGGACTATATGTAATTGATGAAACAGATCCCTTAATTGAGCGGGTAATAATTCTCTATTGCAAAGCTAATTTTGGTTATGACAATCCAGATGCGGATAGATTACAGCAGTCTTATGACATGCTCAAAAATCACTTATCTATGTCCGCTGATTATGCTTATTACAAAGTAACAATTAATGCCGGTGAACAATGCCAGATTGCTTTTGATGGAGAAACAAAGGAAACGGATGACAGTGGGCAGGCAATATTCTATTCCAGGGCTAAAAATCATGTTCCATATAGAATTGGCGATGGTGAAATAGCTTATATCGACATTACAGGTGAAACCACTATAACAGTAAGCGGGTGATGGCGTGAGACATAAAGAAGTTATATATCTATTGTCCATGGCTATTGTAGAAGATGAATACGGTAATCAAAAAGAACAACCTGTTGAGAGAAAGATATATGCTAATGAGTATTCCGTATCATCAACCGAATATTACAATGCTGCCGTTACCGGATTAAGACCTGAAGTAGCTTTTGAAATATATTCTTTCGAGTATGACGGCGAGAAAAAATTCAAGTATAAAGGCAAAGAATACAACATAATCCGCACTCAGGGCAAAGGCGAAAAAATAATAATAATTGGAGAGAAGGTGGCTGCCAATGGCTAAGACAGTTAATGTAAATCAATGGGCTGACGTTATTACCCAGGCAGTTAAAAAATATACAGAGGATGTTAGCATAGCCATTGAGAAAGAAACAAAAAGCACAGCTGATTTGGTGCTTAAAGAAGCTCAAAGGCTTGCCCCCAAAAAAACCGGTGAATATGCAAAGGGATTTACTAAAACAAAAAGAAAACTTGCGGGTGGGGTAAAATATATTATTTGGAATAAGAAAGAATATCGTCGCGTTCATTTGTTAGAATTTGGGCACGCAAAAGTTAATGGTGGTCGAGTTGAAGGCAAACCGCATTTGCGACCGGCACATGAAAAGTATGTAGAAGGTTTTGTAGATAGAATTAAAAAAATCATAAAGAATGGTGGTTAATATGACACAGGCAGAATTATATCAGGAGTTAAAAAGCTTAGGTTTGCCGGTAGCTTATGGAAGTTTCAAGGAAACTCAAACACCACCATTCATAACTTATCAATTCAGTTATGGCAGTGATTTAATTGCTGACAATCAGAACTATAAAGAAATAGAGAATTTCCAAATTGAGTTATATACAGCGATTAAGCACCCGCCTATTGAAAGCTTAGTCCAAGACAAACTCAAAGAATTACGCCTCCCGTACTCAAAAGTGGAGGTTTTTTTAGATAGCGAAGATTTGTATCAGGTTATATATGAAATTCAATTAATGGGAGGGAGTTGATTGGAACAATTAAGATGTAAAAAATGCAGTAAAAGGCTATTTGACTATGATGTAAAG